TATTCTAAATAACTGCATAGAAAATTTTAATGATATAATTGAGGAGTTGTTAAGTTTCAATCAATCTGCTCACGATGATTTTGTTGACACTTTAATTGATGCTTGTAAAATTGCATTATTTTCGAAAAAAGAATTTTATGCCTTTTAATCATAGTTTTTTCTAATGACTTTTTAATTAAAAAAACTAATTTTTATTTAAAAAAATTTTTATCAAAATGTTATTCTTTAAAAAAAAACAAGAAAAAAAAAGCTACGGGGTGCAAGATTGGTTTGCATTCAACTTTCTCAAACAAGAATATAGCTCAAACAGTAATGCTAGTGCATTTATTAATTATTTTTATGATGCTTGCCCTGTCTTTACAGCAACTAATTTAATCACGGATTCAATAAGCTCTATTGATATTGTTTTAAAAAACAAAAAAACTGGCGACTTTATATATAAACACAAAGCCCTTGATATTTTAAAAAACCCTAACCCCTTTACTGATTACCAGTTATTTATTAAAGAGATCGCAAGTTATTATTTATTAACTGGCAATGCTTATATTAACATAATCGGCGAAGCTCAGCCAATTGAAATAAATACTATTAAACCAACAGATATAACAATTTTAGCTGGTAATGATGGTTATATGGGGGAATACACTTTGTCAACTGCTATTAACTCTACAACATATACAAGAGATAGCAAAAAAAGATTTATTGATGCAAAAAAAAATGAATTGATACATCTACGGTCTTTTAATCCTAAATTCTCATCAACAAATTTAGTTGGTTGCAGCACTTTTGTAGGTTGTCAACTGGAAATCTCCCAATTTGTTGCAGCCTCAATCCATAATTATTCTTTACTTAAAAATGGTGCAAGACCAAGTGGAATGCTTACTTACAAAGGCACAAATGAATTGCAACCAGAACAAATTGATAAAGTAAAGCAAGTAATGAAAGAAAAGTTATCAGGTGCAAAAAATGCTGGTGAATTAGCTTTTTTAGGTGGCGATTTTGATTGGAAGCAATTATCGGAGTCAATGAAGGATATGGACTTCCCAAAGCTTAAACAATCAGTCAACGAAGCGATCTACAATGCTTTAAAAATACCTCTGCCAATGATTAGTTCGCAGAATATGACATTTTCTAACTTGGATGCCGCTAAATATACTTACTATGATAATGCGGTTTTGCCAATTCTAAAAAGAATATTAAATTTTTTATCGACTAAATTATTAACAAGATATAGTGGAACGGAAGAGCTAGAATATTCTTTTGACGAATCCGCAATTGAGTCTTTGGAAGCAAGAAAATTTGAGAATGCTATTATGGCAAGTAAAATAGGGATTTTAAGCGACAATGAAATTAGAGGGATGATTGGATACGAAGCAATAATTGGTGGCGATGTAATATACAAGCCAGCAAATCAAGTGCCAGTCGGTCAAGATATAAACACAGAGGATAATAGAGACGAGCCTATGGCTAAAAGCGAATTTATTAAGATAATGAAAGATCAACAAAAGCAAGATGGTGGAAAATTTTATACTGATGAGTATATAGAATTAAAAGCGAAAGAGTTTTATGGAAATTGATGTTCGCAAAAGAAAATTAGAAGCCAATGCAATACCTAAAATTAAACGCATATTTAAAAATATGGCAAATGATGCAGAAAGTATTTATCGTAAAAATGGCAATATCAATTCTAATGAGTTGGCAAATAATTATTATCCAGAGTTCCTAAAAGAAGTTAGGGATATGATGCGAAAAACAATAAAAGAATTTGGTTTTTCTTTGCGAGAAGACTTGCAACAAAAAGGACTAAACTTTGGCATTGATTTTGAAATAAAAGAGATTACAGATCTAAAAGTAAAAGACAAATTAACAGATGTTAATATACAATTCCAAGAGTCAGCTACTTTCTTTGTTGCTAATGAAAGTGAAAGGCAAGCAAAATATATAGCCGAAACAAATGCGAAAGAAATTGATTTAGCAATATCACAAGAAGAATTAAAATTTGACAATCAAAAAGCATTGCCTGAATGGATCATTATTGCAAGAAATATTAAAATTAACTTACTTGATAAAAGCAAAGCAAGAAGTGAATTAATAGCCTCACAAGTTGTTGGCTTGACTGAAAGTTGGACTAGGCAAGAAGAAGGTGAACTTATTAATGAATCGCAATTAGAAATCGACGGCAAGCCAATTGAAGTGCTTAAAACTTGGGTAGCTTTACTTGATAAAAGAACTAGAATAACACATGCACGAGCTGATTTTCAACAAGTAAATGTTGATGATAATTTTTTAATTGGCGGTAGTGTTGCAAAATTCCCAAGAGATCCTAACTTGCCAGCCGAAGAATCAATTAACTGTCGATGCATCGCAGATTATTCTAATAAGTTTGGTAAAAAATCGTTTGAAGCAAAAGTAAGTGAAACATTTAAGCCAACCGAAGAAATGGCAAAAGTAGGCGAAAGAGCATTAGAATGGAGGCAAAAATACGGAAGAGGCGGAACGGCTGTTGGTGTAGCAAGAGCAAATCAATTAAAAAATAGAGAAAATTTAACATTGTCAACAGTTAAAAGAATGTATTCTTTCTTTTCTAGGCACGGTAATTACCGCTCCACTCATTATGAATTTAGAGATGGCGAACCCACCACTTGGAGAATCGCTTGGGATTTATGGGGTGGTGATGCAGGCAGAACTTGGTCTACTAATATTTGGCAAAAATATAAAGATAAGTAAATTATTTTTCTTGCTTTAATTCTAAAAATTCCCTTTCCAGCTGATATAAATCTAAATTATCTATTTTACCCATCAAAAAACTAATTATCAGGTCTTTGTGTAATAAATTCCAAACTCTGTAGCCAACTCCATAATTTCGCCACTGGTCACAGATTTTATGGCAATAATTATTTGTTATCGCAAATTGTTTAATCTCACCATTATAAGGCAATTGTGTTTTATATTTTTGCAAAATCCATTTAAAAAAAATATAAGATCGGTTAAATTTAATATTTAAGTTAATTTCTTTTGTGTTATTCATAGTTTTTTCTATTGATTATAGTAATTGATTATCATAAATTATCTTAAATTACTATAATTTGTAAGTCAATATAAATCAATTTTTTAATTGTGAAAAGAGAAATAAAATCATTTCCATTCCAAGTCAAGGCGACAGCCGAAGAAAATAATATTTTCACATTCGAGGGCTATGCATCAACTTTTAATAACATCGATCATGGAGATGATGTTGTAATTCGTGGTGCTTTTGCTAATTCTTTGGCTAAAAATTCGCAAGTTCCTATTTTGTGGCAACATCAAATAAGCGAGCCTGTTGGGATATCAGTGCAATTATATGAGGATGACCAAGGATTATTTATTAAAGGCAACTTACCAAAAGAAGACACTTTGGTTTCTGGGCGAATTATTCCGCAAATGAAAGTAGGATCAATTAAAGAAATGTCAATTGGTTTCTTTACCAAAAATTTTGATATGTCAAAAGATGGGGTTAGATTATTAAAAGAAATTGAATTAGTGGAAGTGTCGCTAGTTACCAAGGCTATGAACTCACAAGCTTTGGTAAGTAGTTTTAAATCATTTGCTGGCACTACTAAACTTCCATTAGCACCAAAAGATAGAAGCTGGGATAGCGCACAAGCAGAGCAAAGAATTAAAGAGTATACAGACTCAATCGAAGCACCAAATCAAGATTATCGCAAATATTTTATGTATTTTGATGGACAAAATTCAAATTTATTTGGTTCGTATAAATTATTGTTTGCCGATATAATCAATGGCGAACCTCACATTATACCAAAAGCTATTTTTTCAATTGCAGGGATACTAAATGGTGCAAGAGGGGGTGTTGATATAACTGATGCAGATAAAAATCGCATCAAACCAGTTATAAATCAATTATATAAAAGAATAGCCGAGGAGTTTAGCGATGATTCAATAACTAGTCCCCTTATTAAATCTTTTGATACTGAAAGGGACATCGAGCAAACACTAAAATCTCACGGTTTCTCAATCACCGAGGCTAAAACGGTAATAAGTAAAATAAAAGAATTCTCAAACAAGCGAGATGTTGGTGAAGATAATCAGCGAGATGCTGATGCAAAACAAAAAATCATCGCAGATTTAAACAAATTCATTAAAAATTTAAAATAAACAATATGTCAAATTTTGAACAACAGCACATGGAAGCTCTCAATGC